ACTTCTCCTTAATTTTCAGTGTCGTTTAAATAGTTTCTAAAAAACTAAAAGTCATTGTCGAGCACATTATATTATACTTTTTATTGATTGTCAACAAAAAAACGATAGGGTTCCCAACTTCCCTACCCAGACACAGCCTAAACGAGAAATCCATCTCACGCTTACGCAACCACGAGATAATTATCTCTCTGGTCTGTGTCCCCCACAAAGTACACCCGACAGGATTCGAACCTGTGACCCTCTGCTTAGAAGGCAGATGCTCTATCCAATTGAGCTACTTGTCCAAATTGGAGCGAGTAGTCGGCTTCGAACCGACAACCTTCTGCATGGCAAGCAGATGCTCTACCGATTGAGCTATACTCGCAGCTTGGGATTAAGGGGCTGCTTGGGTTTTTTGGTGACAGACCGAATATTATACATACTCACCGACTCCTCTTTTCGGTTTTTACCAAAAGGTTTTACCATGAAATACTCTTCGTCAACTACCTTAGTGACGGTCCCCCTCCAAGGGAGGTAGTCAGTCATGTGAGCAGGAAGCGTCACCCAGACAGGTTGACCAAGCATGGATTTATTGGCTTCCATGACTTCTGTTTTGGTGGATTTGAGTTGAATTGCGTCTAGTTCTTGTTGCTTATTCATAAGGTATCTCCTTTTCTATTTCATTTCTGGAGTTAGTACAACAAAAAACTATCTTATCTACGCCACAAATTTTTTTTATTTTTTTCATTATATGTTCAGGTACATCTTCCGCATAATTATTGTAAGTTTGTATTAGCTCTTCTTGGAGCATTCTAACAGTATTACAGCAGCTTGAAGACATCGCTTTGCTTGTTTTATCAAGTTTAATAAAAATTTCTTCTTCTTTAAGCTCTGGGTGAACCTGTTGTTCTCTTAGCAAGTTCAAAAAGTGGTGGTAGTTTTTTATTTTAAAAATCATTATTATTCCTCCGATATAGCTCTGCCTTTTAGTTCTAGCCAGTCTTGCTCTGGTCTTACTTTAAGGTTGGTTGACCAAGCACCTTCAACTGTATTTAAGTTAATGTTTAAGTCTTTAGAAAAATTAATTAAAGCTTGAATATCTTTAGGGAAACAACTTCCTCCGAATCCAAATTTTCCATCTGGCCCCGGAACTTGAGTGTGGCTGTGGCCGACTCTTCCGTCTCTTAGGAATCCCTCTAAAGCATCTTCCCATCTTGCATCACATGCATCGCATAGAGCTTTCATCTCGTTCATGAAAGATACTTTTGTTGCCAAGAAAGAGTTGGTCATATACTTTACCATTTCTGCTGATTCAAAATCAGTTTCAAGAATGGAGATGGTTTTGCCAAAGCGACCCTTGAAAAGTTGACTTACTTGCGACGTGTTGCAAGCTTCTCCGCCAACTACAAACCTAGTTTGGCTTATGAAGTCAAATTTAGCAGTTCTTTCAGTAAGGAACTCTGGATTAAATACTATCCTCAAGCTAGGGTTTTGAGATGAAATTTTTCTGGTGACCCCCGGAGTTACCGTTGATCTTAGCAGAAATATTGTATTTTCGTTTGAGCTAACCTTTGATATTTCTTCAAAGCATGACTCTATAATTGATGTATCTATCTCTCCAGTTCTTCTAGAGGGAGTAGGCACTGAAACAAAGACAAAAGAAGATTCGTTAACTACGTCCGGTAAAGAGTGTGTACTCTTCGAGGGTTCGCGGTCAAAAACTCTTACATTGTAATCAACGCCGACATTAGAAGAGAATCCGTGCCTTACTGCGTTTCCGACAAACCCGTTTCCAATTATTCCTATTTGATTATCTTTATGCATTTTGCAGCTTTTGTAAGAAATAGTAAAAAACTAAAGTTAGGTAGTATGATACTACAAAGTTGCTAAAGCTTAAGTCTATTGTGAAAGCTATAATATTTAACCAAGTCGCCAGACAAATAGGGCAAGCTAAAATCTTTAAACAAAAAGAATCTGGAAACTCCGAAGTTAAAAAGGCTGGGTAACTAAGTAGCGAGCCTTCCTCTTGTTTGTTTTTGAATTTGTAAATCAGAAATGAATGTATAAATAAACCAAAATAATCTAAATACTCTACAAAAGCCTTAGTGTTAAACCAAACGTTCAGCACCAAAGCCAAGCCTATTGGTCTTATTAAAGCGTCAATTTCCATTTAGTGGTGTGGGTTTCCTAAAGAATGACCTAGATTAACTGGTCTAGCAGTAGATATATCTGGAGGTAGCTGGTTGTCCGTACTTCCAAAACCACCGCTACTTCTCTCAGTATCATCTAGGTTATCACAAACATGCCACGCTGCGCCGTAGCAGGTCTCTATTATTAACTGGGCAATCTTTGATTTGGCTTCTAATACAATCTCCTCTGAAGACAGGTTAATTAACACGACGCCGATTTCTCCTCTATAACTAGAATCTATAACGCCAGCCATAACATCTATGCCTTTTTTTAACGCAAGCCCGCTTCTTGGGGCAACTCTTCCGTAAAAGCCTTCTGGAATAGCTATTTTTACTCCAGTTTTGACCAGCTTTCTTTCTAGAGGTTTAAGCTTGCACTCCTCTGTGCTATAAAGGTCGTGACCTGCGTCCGAACTATGCGCTCTTGTTGGCAGTACTGCGTCGCTATTTATACTTGATATAGGTATAATGAGTTCTTGTTCGTTATTTTTCATTTTTTTCTAATAAAATCCCATAAAAGTCGAAAATTTCTTTCGATTTCGTGTCTCTTTCGTACTCCTCTCCGTAAACAACTTTTCTAACCCCGTATGAGGCTATCATTGTAGCACAATAAGAGCAGGGTAAAAGGGTTACTGCAAGTAAATTGACCTCACCCTTAACGCACATAGATAAGCAGTTTGCCTCAGCGTGAATCATGAATTTGCGACGAAGGTCTCTATCTTTCCAGAACGCATCATCGCAATCCTTGCCAGAGGCTAAGCCGTTATACCCAACTGCTAATACTCGATTATCGGCATCTAAGGCACACGCGCCCACCTTAACATAGGGGTCTTCGCTTCTAAGCGAAGCTGCCTTCGCCAGATTCAAAGCATAAGTTTCCCAAGGAATTTTCATTTAAATTAATGATAAAGCTCTATGAACTTTTTGTACACATAGGGGTGCTCTTTTTCGAAGTCAAAATCCGAAGCAAGATTATTAGGGTCAGCAAAGCAGTTCCACATTTGTGTTAGTAGGTACTTACTGCTCCTGCATACATGTGCATTGCTAAACTGCGAATGTTTTTTCATTATTTGTCTTTTGTCTCTAATGGGGTAATGCTGGGTCCAAGCTGGGTGGTCTTTTGGTTCTGGCTTATCATGAACAGCATATATGCGACCACCGTTGTCAGGTCCGCCAAGTCTTCGCGCTGATTTACAATGAATTGGTCGAAAAGGTTTATTTCCTGAAGCGTTAACAGAGTTGGGGGTAATTCTGTGTATGCATGGAGCGAAAAAGGGGAGCGTTTCTTTTATATTTGATGGTATCCCCTTGTATACTTCATGATTCACTACGCATTTAGTCGTGTAACTTTTGTGGTATTTGTTTAAATAATTGAGATAGTGTTGTTTTGGCTTAGGCCCAATATGACCTTTGCAAAGAAATCTACGATGCTTCAATTCGATCCCTTCGTAGTTCTCCATTGTCGACAAATAATCTACGAAAGTTTCCTCCTTCGTAAAAAGATACTCATCAGAGTCAATGTAAGCTATCCACTTATTTTCACCTCTGATCAGGGGGATATAATCTCTGATCATTATATCTTGCCAATCTTCAGTTTCTTGACCAGAGACTTCTCTGCCGTCAGGAAATAGCTCCCTAGGGGCAATCGTAAGGTGCTTAGGGTCGAAGCAAGCTCTTATGTCGACAGGGCTAGAATCATCTATTAAATAAAAATGCTCTACGCCCGTAGCTAGGTGGTATTTATACCACTGTAGGAGCTCCCATTCCCTATCAAAGTTCACACAAGCACATATGCTAAGGTAGTGCATTCCTAAGTGGATTTTGTGTTAACTCTGTAAATATTTATAGGTCTACCAATAGCAGGGTTTTCTTTGCGAATTAAGTTTACTTTACCAAAGTCTACAGCTTGATTAATTTTGCTGTGAGCACTGGCCCTAGACATACGGCCATCGTTTAACTTTAAGAAGTCTTGGGCGGTAAATTCACCCTCTGGCCATGAAACTTTAATTGGCTTTCGTCCTCTTTTTGATTTTTCTGAGATTTCTGTATCCATGATTCTTCTAGAATAAGTATTTTTTGGAACAATGTCAATTTATAAAAGTCTTTGGATTCTTGACATCGACTGCTATTAGTAGAATGTTCTTAAATGACCGTATGTGAGGCAACTGAAGAGCTTTTAAAGTATTATAAAGATAACGACGTATTCGTTCTAAGTAAGGACGTTTCAAAGGTTCTTCTGATCTCCGAAGATGAAGATGCTGAGTTAGCAGCCATAAGGGCTGCTTTAAATCAAATGGAGGAACATAAGGTTATTAGCCGAGAGGAAGTTTCTGGTAATGAATACTTCATTTTAAACAAATCCCTCCAATCAATGTCTCAAGATATGGAGATAGACTTGGAAACCGCAAATCTTATCGCCAGCAGCATTAATCAGTTCTGCGCGAAAACTGAAACTTTTGATAATGATGTAAACGCATTAGATTTAAGAGTTAAGGATTTAAGGACATTAGCGTTGATGGCTACATTCCTTCTTGACGGAGATAAAGAAAAGACTGATGATGCTGACGAACTTTTGAGTTAAGCTCGCTGGGAGTAATCAGTGGAGTTTCCCTGAGATATCCGAAGTAAAGTAGGAGTGGAGGCTGGTCTACCTCTGAATCAAGGGATGACCGATTGCAAACTGCATGTAATCAAAAGACACTTGGTTAATTACCAAGGTGTGACCCCATCGTTAGCGAAAGCTAGGTGACCTAATGTAAGAGGAGTTTTCTGTGGTACGGTCTCTCCCGCCTGAAAGGTAGTTAGGTTCAGTTTTAAACTGATTTGCAGCGTGTTGTGGAATGACCCATCCATGTCAAAAACACTGGGCTAAGGAGAAAAAGCAGCACACGCTTAACAACACTTCCCCCTTCTTGGGGGGTGTTGTGTACTTCTAGAAGAAAAATTAACACACCATCCTTGACCTCCTAACAAGTAAAGTGCATTATGCTGATTATGGACTTAGATGTCTTAAATGACCAAAACTCAGTCGCTTTATCCAACGAAGAACTTAAAAACGTAAGACTCTATATAGCTACGCCCTGCTATGGCGGTAACATGATGCAAGAGTACGTAATGTCCCTCCTTTCAAGCGTATTTTTCTTACATAATAATGGAATAAAGTGTGAGGTCAGGTTCATAGGGGGAGAAAGCCTCATAACGAGAGGTAGAAATCATTTATGCTCGTTCTTTATGGCGAGCGAGGCTACACATTTAGTTTTTATTGATGGAGATATAGAGTGGCATCCGTCTCATTTACTTAGGTTGATTACTTGTAATAAAGGCGTATCAGTAGGGGCTTACCCACTAAAAATGCTACCCCAACAGGCTGATGGTAATAAGCAGCGTTATGTTGTTAACGCATTAGAAGGTGTTACCCCTTCAATTGTCTCTGAGTCTCAGACAGTGTATCCAGTTAAGAATTCCGGTACTGGCTTTATGTGTATAAACAGGAAAGTTATACAGGAACTGCAAAAAGCTCACCCTGAATTACATTACACTACGGACATAGATAGGGGTCTCCTGAGGACTGGGCATGAATCCCCAGAGGGCATACAAAGATGTAGGGAGAACCTTTATAGTCTTTTCGATACCTGCCATGATGATACAGAAGATAACCACTACCTCTCTGAAGATTATACTTTTTGCAAAAGATGGACTGATATCGGAGGTAAAATATGGCTCGACCCAGAAATAAGTTTAAGTCACTACGGAAGACTTGGATTTTCGCCAGACACTTCTGAACTTAAAAAAATGTGCGAATCTTTTTCTTCGCCTTGATATAAAAAAATGAAAATTAAACAAGGAACAGTGATAGGTATAGCTGGCGTAGCTGGCGCAGGTAAAGACTTACTGTTTGAATCTATATCAGAAAACCCTCTCTTCGGTAGAGTTGAGAAAGTATCATTAGCTCAAGAACTAAAAAATAATATCGCCCCAACTATAAAAGAGCATTATGGCGTAGACATAACTACGTGCTCGAGAAAGGATAAAGACTTAGTAAGACCAATGATGGTAGCTCACGGCACTATAATGCGTAAGAAAACTAACGGCAGATACTGGATAGAAAAAATATCACCCATCATAGATGAACTAAGATCAAATAAAGAAGTTAACACTATATGCATAACTGACATAAGATACGACGAATACCCCAAAGACGAGGTGAGTTGGCTAATTGAAGAGGTGGGCGGGTATTTAATCCATTTAAGTAAGTTTAAAATGAGCGAAGGCGGAGGAACCGCGTTCCACCCCCCAGTAAACTCCGACGAAGCAACTAATGACCCAAGGCTACAAAATAGAAGCGACCTAGAAATAAGATGGGAGGAGTGCGAAACCGAGGTAGCTAAAAACGTTATGAAGAAAAAAATATCCAGAAAAGTTCACGACTGGATGTTCATGAAAGCAGATGCAAACAGAAGGAACAAAATTAAATCAGAATTGAACTACTTCTCGGAATAATGTTCTTGACCTTTTTCCAAGTGAAAACGATAATCAAAAATCGCACTCAGTAAGAGTGCATAACACTGTAAAACTATGAGTGATAATAATAATGAACAAAAGCCTCAAAAGGGCGAATGGGCCAAACGTGAAAGAGGGGCCTTTTGGCGTCGTAAATCTCGCGACGGCTCACAGACGTATCTGTCTGGACATATTGTAACTGTAGATGAGTTCGGTATGGAAAAAAGACAGAAAGTAGTCATGTTCTCAAACAAGGACAAAGACCCAAATTCGGAAAGGTACAACGAAAAGGCTCCAGACTACAAAATGTACCTATCCAAAGACCCTGCGGAGGAATCAAAGTCCAACGCGGAAACTACCGACAACTCGAAAGTTGAAGTCGTAGAAAACGAAGAAGTTTTGTAAATAATTTATGAACTTCTGCTTTAATGCACCTCTTAATAGCGTGTCTTTTGGCCAAGTAGCCACGCACCTATTAAGGGGCTTTTTTCGCAATAATATATCGCCCTCTATATATCCTATAGGAGGACAGGTTGATCTTTCCTCGCAGTCAGTTGACGGAAAGTTCAAATCCTCACTCGAGGACTGTATTAAAAAATTCCTAGCTCTTCACGACAGGAATACAGCATGTCTAAAGTTATGGCACTTAAATGGTGCTATTGACTCACCGAGCAAAACCACAAACTTACTCACTTTTCACGAGCTAGACTCCCTAACAAACGTAGAAAAAAACGTATGTCGAAGTATGGACAGGATATTTATTACGTCCAACTTCTCTAAGGAAGTATTGAAGTCTAACGAAATCGACTCAGTTCTAGTGCCTTTGGCTTTCGATAAATTTAATTTCTTTAATTTAAATAAAAAATATTACAGCGACGAAAGGATTGTTTTTAATCTATGTGGAAAGTTTGAAAAAAGAAAACACCACAAAAAGACAATTCAAGCTTGGATAAAAAGATTTGGAAACGACAAAAAGTACAACCTGCAATGCGCTCTTTACAACAGCTTCATGTCTGAAGACCAAAACAAAGCCTTGTTTCGAGAATCAATAGGACCCAAAGCTCCTTGGAATGTTCAGTTTGTGAACTTCCTACCTCAAAACAAGACTTACAATGATTACCTAAACTCTGGGGATATAATTTTAGGCATGTCTGGGGGAGAAGGCTGGGGGTTACCTGAGTTTCACTCACTTGGAATAGGCAAACACGCAGTAATACTTAATGCCCACTCCTACAAAGAATGGGCTAACGACAAGAATTCAGTTTTAGTTGAGCCTTCTGGAAAAGAAGATGTATACGACAATATCTTCTTCCATAAAGGTCAAGACTGGAACCAAGGACAAATCTTCTCTTGGAAAGAAGATGAGTTTATTCACGCATGTGAGACAGCTATCACAAGAGTGGAAGAATCGAGAGTAAACAAAGAAGGCTTAAACATTCCCAAGGATTTTTCTCTAGATAAAACGATTGATGTGATTAAAAATAATCTAGCTTCTTAAAATGCCTCTATACGTCTTTCAGCACCCTAAAACAAAAGAGACCATTGAAGTATTACAGTCAATGAAAGACGACCACGTATACACAGATGAAAACGGAGTCGCGTGGGATCGAGTCTGGGTCAACCCTAACACATCAATTGACACACAAATAAACCCTTGGTCTACCAAAGACTTTGTAGATAAAACCAAAAATAAAGGTGGCACTTTAGGAGACTTATTTGATAAGTCCGCTGAGCTATCCCAAAAAAGAGCCAGCGAAAACGGCGGAGTCGACCCTATCAAACAAAAATCAGAAAAAACTTACAGCAAAGACCGGAAAGGTCTTAAAAGGGGCTCTCTCGGAGGAGGCTAACCCCACCTCTTCAAAAAAAAATCGCAACTAACGATTTTCTGGTTCCCAAAAAATCAGAAAAAACGTAGAGTAATTTACCGACACACTTCACGAAATGAGTTTTCAAAATTTTAATGTAAAAAAGAGGAACGGAAGGCTTGAAAAGCTAGACATAAACAAAATCAACCTTTGCGTAGAACGCGCAGTGGAGGACTTGGAGAACGTCTCAGCAAGCGAAATCATCCTAGACGCACATGTTCAGTTATTCGACAAAATAACTACGAAGGAGATTGACAAAGCCTTAATAATGTCAGCTAGGGAAAAAATTGAAAAAGAACCGAACTATTCATACGCAGCTTCAAGATTACTACTAGCCACCTTACACAAGGAAGTTTTCAAAGAAAGTAGAGACAAGGATGGTTTCGACCACCAATACAGACTCTGCTTTATTAAAAATGTTAAGAAGTTGGTAAGTGAAGAAATTTTAGACGAAAGATTGCTATCCTTCGACCTACTCAAACTATCCGAGGCAATTAAGCCTTCCAGAGACCTTAAATTCAAATACCTAGGCTTACAAATCGTAAAAGATAGGTACTTACACCGAATTGATGACCACATAATGGAAACGCCTCAAGCCTTTTGGATGAGAGTGTCTATGGGGCTTGCTATAGAGGAGGAAGATAAAAATGAAAAGGCTATTGAATTTTACAACGCGCTTTCTGAGTTTCGTTTGTGTTGCTCTACTCCTACCCTGTTTAATAGCGGTAGCACTCACAGTCAGCTTTCCAGTTGTTATCTTAATACTTTTGACGATTCAATTGATGGAATTTTTGAGGGCTTGTGGCAAGAAGCTAGAAAGTCCAAGTTCGCAGGAGGACTAGGGTTTGACGTTACCAACTTTAGGGCTGCTAACTCCTACGTCAAAGGCACAAACGGCAAATCTTCAGGACTTATTCCTTGGCTTAAAATCTACAATGACACCCTAATAGCCGTAGACCAAGGAGGAAAGCGTCCGGGTGCTGGGTGTGCCTACATAGAACCTTGGCATTTAGATATAGAAGACTTTTTAGACCTAAAGAAAAACACGGGAGACGAACGCAGACGTTGCCACGACATGAATACAGCGAACTGGTTGCCCGACCTGTTCATACGCAAAGTTCAATCAGATGAAGATTGGTATCTATTTTCGCCATCAGACACAAGAGACCTTCACGAGTTATATGGTGAAAAATTTGATAAAGCTTACAAAAAATACTGTAAACTAGCAGACGAAGGGGAACTCACTAACCACAAGGTAATAAAGGCTAAAGACTTATGGAAGAAGATGCTGAGGACCTTGTTTGAAACTGGCCATCCGTGGATGACGTTCAAGGATAGTGCTAATATTCGTTACTCTAACTCGCATAAAGGCGTAGTGCATAGCTCAAACCTCTGCACCGAAATCTTCCTACACACAAAACCATCTCTATTCGGTGACGGAGAAAAAACAGAGGTAGGAGAAACGGCTGTCTGCAACCTTAGCTCACTAAACTTAAAACAACACATAAATGAAAAAGGGAAACTAGACTTTAAACTGCTAGAGAAAACAATAGCGACTCAAATGAGAATGCTAGACAACGTAGTAAACATAAACTACTACCCAACTAAAGAAGCTTCGAAATCTAATTTAGCCCATCGCCCAGTCGGCGCGGGAAGCATGGGTTGGGCTGACGTGTTTTATTGCTACAACGTAGACTTCTCATCTGAAGACGCCGTTAAGTTCTCTGACGAACTGTACGAATTTATCTCATACCACTGCATACTAAACTCAAGTAAGCTAGCGAAAGAAAGAGGGACTTACGAAACCTACGAAGGCTCCTTATGGGACCAGTCCACCCTTCCGATAGACACTTATAAAAATCTGATGTCTTACTTGGGTGAAAAACCAATGATTCACAGGGGTAAAAAATTCTGCCCTGAAGTTCAATGGAAAGAACTTAGGTCTCATATCTCTGAACACGGCATGAGAAACAGCAACACTATGGCTATTGCTCCCACCGCGACAATATCCTACATACAAGGATGTTCTCCGTGCATCGAACCAGATTTCTCCATGTATTTCGTTTATGAAAATAAAAGCGGAAACTTGAGTATAGTAAACGAGTGGTTCGTTAAGGAGTGCAAGAAAAGAGACTTATGGAAGCCAGAGTTAATCGAGGCACTTAAAGCTGTAGACGGAGATGTTTCGTCTCTTAATCTACCGCCAGACATGCAATCTTTGTTTAAAACTTCCTTTGACCAAGACCAATTTAAATTAATTGACTCGGCTGCTGCCCGTCAGAAATGGATTGATATGGGCCAGTCTTTGAACCTTTTCAACAAAGAAACTTCTCTGAAATATTTGAATGACTTATATATTCATGCGAGAAATAGTGGTCTAAAAAGCACGTATTATTTAAGGAACAAAAGTGCAAGCACTATCGAAAAATCAAATTCAACAAGCAACACCGTCGAAAATGAACAGTCCCTACCATCAGCCTGTTCAATTCTCGACCCAACATGCGAAAGCTGTCAATAAGGGGGCAACTATGAGTAAAACAGGATTATTACTAGAAGAAAACACTACTGGAGTTAACCAAATATTACCGCACAAACACCCATTCGCTTGGGACTTATTTCAGAAAGGAGTAGCCAATAGCTGGTCACCTTCTGAAATTAATATGTCTGACGACGTAAAGCAATGGAAAGGAGACGACCTATCTAAAGATGAAAAATTACTCGTTAAAAGATGCCTTGGCTTTTTTGCTGGAAGCGAGTCCTTGGTTGGCAATAATCTACTACTTAATGTCGCAAAGTGGATAACAGACGCTGAGTGCGGTCAATATATAATGAGGCAAGCTTATGAAGAATCACTTCACAACTGGACAGTGGTGACTTGTTGTGACTCTTACTCCTTAAAAATTAACGAGGTTTACGAAGCCTACATTAATATCCCTTCGATAAAGGCAAAAGATGACTTCTTAATGGAAATTACATCTGATGTTAACAGACAAGGTTTCTCCACTAAAACGCTCGAAGGCAAAAGAGAGTTTCTACGTAACTTAATTAGCTACTACATAGTCTGCGAAGGAACCTTCTTCTTCAGTGGATTCGCAATGCTGCTCGCCTTAGGTAGGCAAAAGAAACTGATTGGACTCAATGACCAAATCAAATACACGCTAAGAGACGAAAGTCTTCACATAAAATTTGGCACATACCTAATAAACACAATTAAAGAACAGTACCCAACTGTCTGGACTAAAAAATTCGAAGAAGAAACCGTAGAACATATTAAAAAAGCCGTAGAACTTGAGATAGCATACGCTCATGATGTGCTTCCGAGAGGCATTCTTGGCTTAAATGCCGAAATGTTCGTTGAGTACATGCAGTATATCGGAAATCGTCGATTAGAAGGAATTGGTATAGATTTTCGTTTCGAAAGCGACAACAACCCATTTCCTTGGCTTTCAGAAGTAGTAGACACAGGGGCAATGACAAACTTTTTCGAAAGAAAAGTTAAAGACTACCAGAATTCAGGAGTGCTGGAGGATGACTTCTAATGCTTAAAAGCTTCCCCGCAATTACCACACTCCCAAACGGAGCAGCAATTATCGACTGAATCACTACATTTGTTTTCCTTGCCTAAATATTTATTTAAGAGAGAAACTCCAGTGCAAGGCAAGTAATCCACCTTTTTTTGAGTAAGCGGGTATTCTTTCTGGTTTGACTCCCAGCAATAAGGACATATTTTTGAATGCATGATTGCTCCTCATTTTAAAGAAAACCCCTTACAGTATTATTTTAAATAAAAAATAAAGAAACGCTGCGTTTAAACCCGCGCTAGCCCCAAGAAGAGCACTCAACAGGACAACTAACCCGCTTTTATTTGATTTAACGGTTTTAGTTTCTGTTTTTGACTGTTCGCCCACTCTCCTTTCGGGAAATTCTGATCCAGCGACAAGCCACCAATCACCACTTTTATCTTTTACCGCCCATTCTACCTCCTCTTTTCCCCACCACTTGCGCGAATCGTCATTAAGTTCTACGATTTTTCTGTCTTTTTTCATACATATAACTACACTATTTATTCCAGTAAAGTTATATTTAATATGAAATTAATACTCAATGCCAAATTCGTTTTTTAGCTCTAAATTACTCTGTTTAAAGTATTCAGCTATAGGTGGGTTGTAGTTTTTCTTGAATGGGTTTTTATTTTTTTTGTGAGGTAGTTCAAGAATGTTCTCTAGGGGGTCTACATTTAGAAAGTCAAACACCTTACTAAAGTCGCCTTTGAATATTTCTCGTGAGTCTACAACTAGTATTTGAGATTTTTTGAAATATTTTTGCCAATTCCTTATATTATTGATATACCTACTTCTACGCACTAAAGAATACTTCCTGAAGGTTGCACCTTCAGGGTCTCTCGAAAAATACATCGGCTTCGTCAGCTTTTCCTTAATTAATTTATCTATGTTTTTAAACTCAAATTCTATCATACTCTCGATAGACTCTTCCGCCTCATTCACATCCCGTCGCCTAACCAACCAATTATAATGAGAAACAACTCTCTCCACTGGCTCTCGAACCATAACTATTATCTTAGCTTGACTATTGTATTCATGCACCAATTTTGGCGTGAATGGATTTGATAGGTACGAAGGAGAGGCGTCAATTTTTATACCATCATCTTCCTTGAATAGGCCATCATACCAACCCAAACCCTTCTTAATATTCATTCCATCAAAAAAATGAAGTTCTTTTTTGGCGAACAAATCGTGATAAGGATGATCTTTTTTCCCGAACATACGTGCTTCGCTAAAAGCATGAATAGTTTCGGGTAACCTTTGCAGTGCAGACCATAGGAAAGTGGTTCCACATTTTGCTTCACCTATAATAAAAAGATTAACCATTACAAGCACTCAATCAACACTGCTCACACCTAGTATTTCTTCTCTAGAAACAACGCCATACCAAGATTCAGTTCTATTATCTCCAATAACCCAAAACTCATCTCCCTGCAAGAAACCATAGTCGATATTGTCGTATTCGTAAACAATTTCTCCGGTAGTCCAGCTTCTAAGCGGTTCACCATCAGGATTCACAAGCATAACGCCTAATCTTTGCTCGGAAAATTCATCTTCGTAAACGACACCATTTAAAATAATTCTACCATCTACCACCTTTATCGCATCTCCCGGAACCCCTATCACCCTTTTCAATAAAAAGTCTCCGTCTTTCAAATCCCAAAAAACAACCACATCTCCACGACTTATATCATCGACATCAGCTTTAACCTTACTTACCCATACTAAATCACTTGAATCAACTGACGGACTCATTGAGTCGCCAGATATCATATAAAGCTTATAACCCCAGTTTAGAACCAAAGAAAAAACAAAGAACAAAACAGTTATTCTTATATTTCTTACATTTTTTTTGCTTATTCGGTTCATATTTTTATTCCAGAATAATTTTATTGGGTGTATATATCTACACAGAAATGGATAATCAAAGCATAATCAATATTGCCTTTTCCATCATATCATTTGGGGCAGGATGGGCGTTAAAGATACTTTTCTCTTATCTTACTAAAATAAAAGAAGATTGCTCTACTAGTGCCGACAAGCAAGCCGAAGACTACCGTAAATTAAACGAAAAAATAACCAGCCTAGCCCTCACTATACCCGAAAAATACGTCAACAAAAACGACTTCGAAAACCTTGTTAAAGTGGTTCACCACCGTTTTGACAGAATTGAAGAAAAAATTGACGAACTGAAAAAATAGAAGTATTTTTCCCTGCGCTATGGGGAAGAAAATACTAATTACAGGGGTTACTGGCCAAGATGGGGCGAACATGTGCGAATTTCTTACCCGCATTAATTCGGGCGAGGAAGAAGGGTATGACGCACCAGAAGAACCGCATTCCATATTTGGAATGATAAGAAGAACAGCTACGCCCAACTTCAAAAACTGTGAATTATTTAAACGGGACGAGAACTTTCAATTCGTAGAGGGAGACCTAACCGATTCAGTTAGTATCACTGGTTTAGTAAAAGAAATAAAACCAGACTATTTCATAAACTTTGCTGCAAACTCATTTGTAGGCGTAAGCTGGAAAATGCCTGAGCATGTATTCGACACAAACGCTATGGGCGTTCTAAGGTGTCTAGAAGCGATTAAAGAACATGCTCCTGATTGCAGATTCTACAGTGCTGGTAGCAGCGAAGAGTTCGGAGATGTTGATTATGTCCCCCAAGATATGAAGCACCCAATTAAACCCAGAAGCCCGTATGGAGCCTCTAAGGCAGCAGCACGACACTTAGTTAAGGTATACAGAGAATCTTACAACCTATACGCAGTTCACGGAACCCTATTTAATCACGAAGGTACAAAAAGAGGGGAAGAGTTTGTTACCAGAAAAATCACCAAAGGAGTAGCTAGGATTTATAAGTCTATCAAAGATAAGAAAAAATTTGAACCAATAGAACTAGGAAACCTATCTCCTCGCAGAGATTGGAGTGACAGCGAAGACTTTGTGAAAGGGGTCTGGCTAATGCTTAATCAAAGCAAACCTAAAGATTATGTACTTTCGAGCAACGAAACTCACTCCATAGAAGAATTCGTAGAGAAAGCATTTACCAAAGCTGGCATCTTAGGAGAATGGTCTCACGTCGAAGAATCAATAGACGGCCATTACGTCAGGATTCCTCAGCAAACAAAATACGTAGACAGAACCACCAAAGAAAACTACGTGACGATAAATGAAAAATTTTACCGCCCCGCAGAAGTTAACCTTTTACTTGGAGACTCCACCCCTATAAGAGAGGAGCTAGGGTGGAAGCCAAATAATTCCTTTGACAGACTTGTAGAAAAAATGGTAAAACATGACATAGATGAGGAAATGCAAAGGAAAAATTGAACCATCCGCACAAATACTCAAAAGGTTCAAAACTCCCCCAGCCATAAACAGTGAAGTTCAATTTCTCGTTTGGCTTTTAATACGCGACCCTTATCTTTTCTTTAAGCTTCCTAACAAAGAGAGAGTTGCGGAGTTAGGAATAGCGAAAAAACTACTCAAAACATACCCTGAGTTTGATTTTTGGAGGACATTGGACATGGGTGATTATTTCCCCAGCTTTAAGTTCATAATTAAAAAAGAGTCGAAGTGGAGTGAGGTTTTAAAAGAGAAATACGCATCCTTCAAGTCTTTTAATTCCCTTGAAAAACCCAAGAAAACTGATACAGTTGACTATCCTAAGTCCATTTCCACCAAACTTGGAGACGTATTTAAGCCTAAAAGCAAATTTGACTTTCTATGAAAAAAACTGAGAAGAAAACGACGAGCGAAACCCTTAATCAAGTACAGAATTACTTAAAGCAAAACAAGGACTATCATTATAATTTTGAATCGGAACATGACTACACAGTATCGAGCGGAAGTTTATTACTCGATGTGGAAATGGGCGGAGGCATAAAGCCGGGGGTAATAAGATCAACTGGAGTAACAGAAGGAGGGAAAACTTCTTGCGGACTTTCTTTCGCTAGAAATTTTCAAAAAATCCCAAACTCAATGGTCATGTACATAAAATCAGAAGGAAGACTTTCTGCCGACATGATAAAAAGGGCTGGGGTCGATACGTCCGAAGAAAAATGGTTTGTATTTAAATGTAATGTTTACGAAACCGTAATTGACTTCATGCGGGAACTGGTAAAAAACAATCCCGAGGGTAAAAAATATATGTTCATAGTGGACTCTATGGATGCCCTAGTTCCGAAAGGAGATTTAGCAAAAAGCTCTGATGATGCACTAAAAGTTGCTGGAGGCTCTTTGCTTAGCTCGGATTTTTTAAGAAAAATGGCCTTAGGCTTAGCAACTAGAGGGCATATATGCTACATGATATCTCAAGTAAGAAGTGCGGTAAAAATAAACCCATACGAAAAAGGCGACCCGAAGGTAACTAACGCCTCAGGAGGAAACGCTATACTTCACTACAGCGACTGGATTCTAGAGTTTCAGCCAAGATGGGTTAAAGACGCTATATTGTCCAACGACAAAAAAGAGCAACTAGGCCATCACTGCAAAGTTATATTCAGGAAAAGCCCTAACGAAAAAACAGGAGTAGAAGTTAGATACCCCATCAGATACGGTAGAGAAGACGGCAAAAGCGTATGGGTAGAGTATGAAATCGTAGACATGCTCTTATCTTGGACTTTGGCTACAGCAAAAGGCGCATGGATAACAGTGTCTGACGACCTCGTAGAAGAAGTTAAAAAAGCTACTAAGAAAGAAATTCCAAAACAACATCACGGAATGGACAAGTTCTACCAATACTTCGAAGATAACCAAGATGTCACAGGGTATTTGTACGAAAAATTCAAAGAGATACTCAAAGAGTCTAAATGAGACTGTATACATTAAACGGCAAAACTCCAATTTACAAAAATGTATCTAAGTTCTTAGTTGATTGGGATGGTTCTTGCAGGTCTAAATTTCAAAAATCCATAAAAGATTTTTTTTACGAATACTGGTCTAGTCACATAGTTTACGAAGAGTTCCCTGTTTACGGCACACGACTTAAGGTTGACCTGTTGAACGCAACCACTAAGATTGCCGTAGAGGTTAACGGCGAACAGCACGTAAAGTACAACCCCTTCTTTCACGGCAAATCTAGAGCTAACTTCCTTAAGTCTATTAAAAGAGATATAGATAAAAGAAAATGGCTCGAAAAAAATGGATTTATTTTAATAGAAATTTACCCCGAAGACTTACCCTCTATAAATAAAGATTTCATAGAAAAAAACTTCAACATCAAGTTATAAGTGTATATATAAGTATGAGTAAAAAGAGCTTCAAATTCCCCAAAAGTCTTCTTAACCAAATCTCTGAATGCAGCAACGGCGGTTACATTCTTTTTAATTACGATGGTAACGGAAAACCTAACATGCACTGCGGTTTTGAAAGCACTGCCCACGAATTAGGCTTACAGTTCTCCATAGAAAACTACAACAAAGCAATGGAAGCTTATAACATAGAAAGTGCGTTGTCTGAAATGCAACCCCCACTCCCTCCTGAAGACGACGACGAAAACGAAGGCTTGCTTTAATTCCAGTAATGTAGATAATGGCCATATGGGAAATTTGCAGGAGTCTTACGAAACTCACGATTTTGAATTAGAAAATAAGATAATTGGGTGCTTAATAAAAAACCCAAATGAGTTTTTTAAATACTCCAGTTTAGAGGAAGGTCACTTCTTCGACCCGATGAACAGCAAGGTTTTCGGTATTTTAAGAAACGAACTACTAAACCTAAACGGTGCTCCTTTCTCGGTTCAGGCGTTTAAAGATAAAGTCTTAAACCATAACATAAAGTTCGTTCATGGAGTTGAGTCATCTGATTTTATTGACGACGCAGTAGAATGGTCGATAGCTAAGTCAGAACTACAAGCTTCAATCTCCTCCCTTCTGTTAAAGTATAAAATATATACGACTCAAAATTTAATGGATAAAATGAGTGGCTGGCTTAGCGGAAGTGGCAAAAGAAGCTCTCATAAGGTTCTTGGGGAACAAATCAGCAAATTCAATGGCAGTTTAATAAACGCGGTTAGCTTTGGCTCCGACGAACATGACTTCAACACCTTTCAAGATAGCGCGGACGTATTACAACAAAGAAAAGATAATCCTATAGACGATGTAGGTTTCCGTTCCTCTCTCTCTATATACCATTCAATGTTTGGCAGTTTTCGCCCTTGTGACCTGCATATTTTTCACGCCAATCAAGGCGTAGGAAAAAGCAGCCTGATGATGCAGATAGGAATGGAGTTTGTAAAAAACACTGGGCTGAACTGCCTTTACTTAGACACAGAATTATCGTTCCACGACCAAATAGTCAGAACTACAATGGCTAACACGGGAATTCATCACGAAGATATTCAGTCGGGTAAATACATATCACAAGAAGACTCGGACAAAGTTCAAACATATATAGACTCGATAAGGGAGGCTACGCACCTTTCAAAATTAGCCCACAAACTCTGTAAAGGTATGTCTATAGACAAAAAGGTAGACTTTATGCGGGTGTGGAGAATGAAGCATACTGACATGACTCAACCCGCTATGCTTATATATGATTACCTGAATGTAGCAGGAGAAAGAAACAAAAACGAGGGAACCCATTTAGATATGTCTGACCAAATAAACAAGGTCATGACGGTAGCAAAAGAACTCAACATCATAGTTATTACAGCTATGCAAACAAACCGCTCTGGAGATGTCCGAAACAGAAACAACAACTCTGGTGCTTCAGCGTCGATTGGAGGCTCCTTTAAAGCGTGTGAAGATGCCAACCATTCCATTTTCTTCGAACCCAAAGGGCCAGAAGAAATAGCTGAAGATGAATGCGTTACGTTAGATACAGTTCACGAACTGCTTACCGAATTTCACCAAACAGGAGACCACTCTCTTTTCCAGTTTGGAACTCACAAGCTTCTAATACACAAGGTGAGATGGCCCGGAAAAAGATGGAGAAGCCAAATGTATCAAGCTTCAAAACGAAAATACAACGGCACATTTGAACTAACCCCATTCTATATAAATCTATG